TTATGACCCCGATGGACACGAAATAACGCCTCCGATTTACTTCCCTGGTGTTGCCTATGATGTGATGAGTTTAGATTTAATTGACTTAGATCCATACAGGGTATATCCGAATGGTGCAGCTGCACATCAATTTTATGGTTATAAAAGGAGTGATGAAAATTAAAATAAATTAAATTTTTATTATTTATAAAAAAGTACATCAATGGGTACAATAAAAATAATGTTAGGGTATTTAGAAAAGTTTAGCCTTGCAATGTGGGGTTTAAATATAATGGACATTTTAACAATATCAGACATAGATTTTTTTAAAGATATCGATGAGAATTTAAAAACATATTTCGGCGTCGTTGGATTTGTTTATTTACTTATTCAACTACCGTTTAAAGTATTGGAGTTAATATCAAAACGAAAGTTTAATAAGTTGGAAAATGAAATGAAGGAAGAGGATTTAAAAAACAAAAAAAAGCATTTTAAAAAATTAGAAAATGCTAATAAAGCTTTACAAGAATTTGAAGAAGTGCATAAAAAAATAAAAAATTAGAAAATATTTATTATGAAAAGAATCAGAGCTGCCTGTATAATAAATAGTAATTTATAAATTAATAGCGTAACTATAATAATATAATAATTAAATTAAATATAATGACGGAAGTAAAGAAGATTACAGAAGGTGAATTGCAATCTATTAAAGATATTCAACAAAAAACAAACGCTATATTACTAGACGTAGGTTACTTAGAAGCTCAAAAATCTGGATTAATGGCGGCTCATATTCAAGCAGGTGATGAATTACAAGTTATTAAAACTGAACTAGAGAAAAGATATGGTCAAGTTAATATAGATTTAAAAGACGGTAGTTATACTGCTGTTGAAAAACTAGCTGAAGAAGAAGTTAGGGAAATGGAAATTGTGAAATAATGGAAGCAGTTGTAAGAAAGATCAGTATAGGTTCTGACTATAAAAATGACGCTATGCATTATGCTGTTGGACAGCAGGTATATGGAGGTCATATTATTTCAACAATACTACACGATCCAGAATTAAACTCTTACAGTATATTTATAAAGAAAGAAGACGAGATCATGCCATGGAAGAAATTTAATTCCAACATGGCAATATCCGTTGAATACGATTTAGAATATTAATGAGAAGTTTATACGACTTCATCATCAAGCCATTAGGTGATAGATACGAAAACGAAATAAAGGTTGGAGATAAAACTTTAGTTTTAAATACTAAAATAGAAAATTGGAAAGCTGTTAACAACTTGGCTGTTGTTGTTGAAACTCCTAAAGCTTTTAAAACAAATATAAAAAAAGGTGACATAATAGTAGTGCATCAAAATGTTTTTAGAGTATTCTATGACATGAAAGGTGTTAAGAAAAATAGCAGATCATACTTTCAAGATGGTTTATATTTTTGCGCTATTGATCAAGTTTATTTGTATAAGAATACAGAGGATTGGAAATCATTTGGAGACAGATGTTTTGTGATGCCTTTAAAAAATAAAGACTCTTTAAGTCTTGATAAAGAACAAAAGCTTATTGGTATACTAAAATACGGCAATAGCTCCTTAGAAGCGCTTAAAATAAGCTCAGGGGATGTAGTTGGGTTTACACCAAACAGTGAATGGGATTTTATTATAGATAATGAAAGAGTTTATTGTATGAAATCTAATGATATTGTAATTAAGTATGAACACGAAGAAAACGAAGTTGAATATAATCCAAGCTGGGCAGAAAGCAGTTGAAGAATTAATTAAAGTAGCTAAGGAAGCTATTGTTGATTCAGGTGATGATATAACTGCTGATAGATTAAAAAACGCAGCGGCTACAAAAAAACTAGCTATATTCGATGCTTTCGAAATACTTAATAGAATTGAAGCAGAAGAAGCGTTATTAAATGAAAATCCTAAAGAAGTAAAAGAAGAAAAAGCTTTTAGAGGGTTTGCTGAAGGAAGATCAAGATAATGTACGAACAAACTTTATACTCAATAGTTAAAGATCATGTTAAGCCTAAAGTATTAAATAGGATTAATAGATATAAAAAATGGGAGTACGGCTATAACAAGGAGCATGACCTTATAGTTATAAGTAAAACTGGCGAGATCGGTGATATATGTAACATACAAGGATTGCTTATAGGTTTGCCTAAACAAACAGAAGTAACAACGTTTGAATCTAATAGATGGGAATACCAAGAGTATCCTAAAGAACTAAGTAAAATTAAATCAGTATTTGATTGGGACGAGTACCCGGTTGAATTTAAAGAAAAATGGTATGATTACATCGATAAAGAATTCAAAAAGCGCGAAGAAGGTTTTTGGTTTACTAACAAAGGTAAGTCTACTTATATTACTGGTACTCACTACATGTACTTGCAGTGGTCCAAGATTGATGTTGGGCAGCCAGACTTTCGCGAATCAAATAGATTATTCTACATATTTTGGGAAGCCTGTAAGGCTGATGCAAGATGTTACGGAATGTGTTATCTTAAGAACAGAAGGTCAGGCTTTTCGTTCATGGCCTCAGGCGAGACTGTTAATCAAGCCACGATTTCTACAGACTCAAGATTTGGTATACTATCAAAATCTGGGCCAGATGCAAAGAAAATGTTTACTGATAAGGTCGTACCAATATCCGTTAATTACCCCTTTTTTTTCAAACCGATCCAAGACGGAATGGATCGTCCGAAAACGGAACTTGCGTATAGAGTCCCAGCGTCGAAATTTACCCGTAAGAAACTTGACTCCAACGAGAAACTACAGGAAATCACCGGTCTCGACACGACGATCGACTGGAAGAACACGGGTGACAACTCGTACGATGGTGAGAAGCTTAAACTCCTCGTCCACGACGAGAGCGGTAAATGGGAACGTCCAACGAACATCCTCAACAACTGGAGGGTTACAAAAACGACATTAAGATTAGGTTCTAGAATTATTGGCAAATGCATGATGGGTTCGACATCAAATTCTTTAGATAAAGGTGGCGAAAATTTTAAAAAATTATACTATGATTCCAACATTGAAAAAAGAAACGCCAATGGGCAGACTCGCTCAGGATTATATTCTTTGTTCATACCTATGGAATGGAATTACGAAGGATACATTGATTCTTATGGATTTCCTGTATTCGACACGCCAAAAAAGCCAATTGGAGGGCCTGGTGGACAATTAATAGATTTAGGCGTTATTGATTATTGGCAAAATGAAGTTGATGGTTTAAAAGAAGATCAAGACGGTTTAAATGAATTTTATCGTCAGTTTCCAAGAACAGAGGAACATGCTTTTAGAGATGAAGCAAAACAATCTTTATTTAATCTAACTAAGATATACGAACAAATAGACTACAACGCTGATTTAAAAAATACAGCCGTTGTTACTACTGGAAGTTTTCAATGGGAAAACGCTGTACCTGATTCAAGAGTTATATTTATACCTAACAAAGATGGTAGGTTTAAAGTTTCTTGGGTACCGCCTATTGAATTACAAAATAGAATGTTGATTAGAAGTGGTAGAAAGTATCCTGGTAACGAGCACTGTGGAGCTTTTGGATGTGATAGTTATGATATATCTGGTACTGTAGACGGTAGGGGTTCTAATGGATCTTTACATGGGTTAACTAAGTTTAGCATGGAAAACGTACCATCAAATCATTTCTTTTTAGAATATATAGCTAGACCACAAACTGCTGAGATATTTTTTGAAGATGTATTAATGGCATGTGTATTTTACGGTATGCCTTTGCTAGCGGAAAATAATAAACCTAGATTACTTTATCATTTTAAAAGAAGAGGTTATAGAGGCTATTCTATGAATAGACCTGACAAACTAAAGCTATCAGTAACAGAAAGAGAAATAGGTGGTATACCTAACTCAAGTGAAGATATAAAGCAAGCTCACGCAGCTGCTATAGAAACTTATATAAATACTAGTTTAGGATTACTTGAAACTGGCTATGGAACTATGTACTTTCAAAGAACATTAGAAGACTGGGCTAGATTTAATATTAACAATAGAACAAAGCACGATGCATCCATAAGTTCTGGATTAGCATTAATGGCTTGCAATAAAAATAGATATATACCTAAAAGTAAAATTGAATACAAACCAATTGATTTAGGTATTAAACGATACGACAATAAAGGCGGTATGTCTAAAATAATAAGATAAATGAGAATACAGACTAACACTAACAGTTCATTTCCAAGCCAAGTAGTAAGCGAAGCAGAAAAATCTAGCTTAGATTACGGCATACAGGTAGGTAGAGCTATTGAGGGAGAATGGTTTCAGGAAGGCAGAGCTGGTAATAGGTATGTTCAATCTTACGCTACTTTTCACAGGCTAAGACTATATGCCAGGGGGGAACAAAGTGTTCAAAAATATAAAGATGAATTATCAATAAATGGTGATTTGTCTTATCTTAATTTAGACTGGAAGCCTGTTGCAGTTATATCCAAATTTGTAGACATAGTTGTTAACGGTATGTCCAACAAGTCGTACGACATTACTACATTTGCTCAAGATCCTTTTTCTGTAAAGAGCAGAACAGATTATGCTGCTGCTATTGAACAAGACATGAATACAAAACCAATGCTTGAAAACATTAAGCAAGAGTTGGGAATGGACATGGCTCGCACAGGAAATCTAGAAGATTTACCAGAAAGTAAAGAAGAGTTAGATATTCATATGCAAATGACTTATAAACAAAATGTTGAAATAGCTGAAGAAGAAGTTATTAACAATGTTTTATCATTTAATAAATTTGATCAGACTAAAGCAAGAATAGCTTATGACTTAGCAGTATTAGGTATTGGAGCTAGTAAAACAAGATTTGATCAATCTGAAGGCATTAGAATTGAGTATGTAGATCCAGCTCGTATTGTTTATTCATACACTGAAGATCCAAACTTTGAAGACATATATTATGTTGGTGAAGTAAAAGCTGTAAGTCTTGCGGAACTTAAAAAGCAGTTTCCAGATATACCAGACGAAGAATTACAAAGAATACAGAACATGCCAGGTAACTCTCAGTATGTTACCGGATGGGCTAATTATGATTACAATACAGTGCAGGTATTATATTTTGAATATAAAACCTACATTGATCAAGTGTGGAAAATAAAGAAAACAGATCAAGGATTAGAAAAAACATTAGAAAAAACAGATACATTTAATCCTCCAGAAAACGATCAATTTGAAAGAGTGTCCAGATCTATAGAGGTTTTATATACTGGTGCTAAAGTTTTAGGAAACAATTACATGTTGGAATGGAAGATGGCTGAAAATATGACTAGGCCAACTGCAGATACAACTAAGGTAGAAATGAATTATTGTATATCGGCTCCTAGAATGTACAAGGGACGTATAGAATCTTTGGTAAGTAAAACTACCGGCTTTGCTGATATGATTCAACTAACGCATCTTAAACTGCAACAGGTAATGTCTAGAATAGTACCAGACGGTGTATTCTTAGATATGGATGGATTAGCAGAAGTTGATTTAGGTAATGGAACTAATTACAATCCGGCTGAAGCATTAAACATGTACTTTCAAACTGGTTCGATTGTAGGTAGATCACTTACGCAAGACGGTGAATTGAATAGAGGTAAAATACCTATTCAAGAATTATCATCATCATCAGGTCAAGCTAAAATACAAAGTTTAATTGGTACATATCAATATTATTTACAAATGATACGTGATGTAACCGGATTAAATGAAGCAAGAGATGGTAGCGCTCCAGACAAAGACGCATTACTTGGATTACAAAAAATGGCAGTTAACGCTTCTAATACAGCTACAAAGCATTTGTTAGAATCATTATTATACATAACCGTTAGAGTTTGCGAAAATGTAAGTTTAAAGGTAGCTGATTTAATTCAAAATCCTTTAACAGAAAATTCTTTAATTAATTCAATAAGTACTTTCAATGTTGAAACATTAGAAGAGTTGATGAATTTACAATTACATGACTTTGGAATTTACATACAATTAGAACCTGAAGAGGAAGAAAAAGCTTTGCTAGAGCAGAATATTCAAATGGCTTTACAAACAGGAGCTATTCAATTGTCGGACGCTATAGATATTCGAGAGATTAAAAATGTTAAATTAGCTAATCAATTTATAAAGCTAAGACAAACTCAAAAAATAAAAAGAGAGCAAGAACAAACACAACAGAATATTCAAGCACAAGCTCAAGCTAATGCTGAGTCTGCAGAAAAAGCCGCTATGGCTGAAGTACAAAAGCAACAAGCATTAACTCAAGAAAAAGTAAGTATCGAGCAAGCTAAGTCACAATTTGAAATCCAAAGAATGCAGACTGAGGCTCAAATAAAAAGAGAGTTAATGGCTGAAGAATTTCAATACAATATACAACTAGCTCAGGCTCAGATGGGTGCGACTAAAGCAAAAGAACAAGAAATTGAAGATCGCAAAGACAAAAGAATAAAATTGCAGGGAACTCAACAATCTGAATTAATAAATCAAAGGCAAACAGAAGGATTACCTAAAAACTTTGAATCATCTGGAAATGATGTGTTAGGCGGTTTTGGTTTAGAAGAGTTTGGACCTAGCTAAGATTACAAACAATTATTTAATTATATTATATTATGTCAGAAATTAAAACAAATGAACCTGTAAAACAGGAGGGTGACTTTAGCCTTAAAGGCAAATCTAAGAAACCTAAGCAGCTATCAAAGCAAAGTAATGAAATAACTAAGGTTAGCATTAAAGAACCTTTAATAGACTTGCAGCCAGATGTAACCAAAGTGGTTATACCAAAAGAAGAATTAAAATCACAAGACGATGCCATTCAAGAGCAAAGCACAGAGGAAAGCGTGTTACACACAGAACAACCCAAACTGGGATTGCAAGAAGTGGGACAAGGAGACGAAGGGACCGTTAAAAATGGTGATGAAAAATTCCCGCTGCAGGAAATAACTCAAGAAGTTGCCCAGGTAACACAAGATGCTAAGGAAGCTGTTAGAGATGAAAAAATATTAGGTAAACCATTACCAGAAAATATTGAAAAGTTAGTTTCTTTTATGGAAGACACTGGCGGAAGCGTTGAAGATTACGTTAGGCTAAATGCAGACTATAGTAATATTGATGATGATGCTTTATTAAAAGAGTACTATAAAAAAACAAAAACTTATTTAGACGATTCAGACGTTGATCTTATTTTAGAAGATTTCGGATGGGATGAAGATTTAGATGAGGAAAGAGATATACGTAAAAAGAAAATTGCGTACAAAGAAGAAGTTGCAAAAGCTAAAAGCTTTTTGGAAGAAACCAAGAGTAAATACTACGACGAAATCAAGTTGAGACCCGGCGTAACTCAGGAACAACAAAAAGCCACGGATTTTTTCAACCGTTACAATGAAGATCAAGAAACAGCTACTAGACAGCACGAGGATTTTAAATCTCAAACTGACGACTATTTCAATAACGAATTCAAAGGTTTTGAATTTGATGTTAGTGGAAAAAAGTTTAGGTATGGAGTACAAGACCCTGGTAAAATCGCAGAAGACCAATCTAACATTAACAACTTTGTAGGAAAGTTTCTTAACAAAGAAGGTAAAGTAACAGATGCTAAAGGTTATCACAAAGCTTTGTTTATGGCTTCTAACTCAGACACTATTATTAATCACTTTTACGAGCAAGGTAAATCAGACGCTACCAAAGATATCATAGGTAAGTCTAAAAATCCAAGCTCACAGCCTAGACAGGCAAAAGAAGGTGAATTTATTAATGGCTTGAAAGTTAGATCTATAAGCGGTCAAGATTCTTCAAGATTAAAAATAAAAACAAAAAAATTTAACTAAAAAACAATTATTATGAGTTTAAGTCCTCAATTTGGTAGTTTAATCCCTTCGCCGTCGCAAGAGATTTTAAACAGTAACTACTTACAATTTAACGGTGGCGCTGCTGCAGGTGATACAAATAGTTTTGCTCAACAGTATTTACCAGAAATTTATGAACAAGAAGTAGAGCGTTATGGAAACAGAACGATATCTGGATTCTTAAGAATGGTTGGCGCTGAAATGCCAATGACGTCTGATCAAGTAATTTGGTCTGAACAAAACAGATTGCACATATCTTATGTAAATGTTGCTGTTGTAGCAGGGGCCCCTCCTGGGGTTAGTACAATTACTTTGTTCCCTGGAGCAGGCGGTGCATTGCAAAATGTAATTTCAATCAATGATACTATTGTATTTTTAAATCCTGTAACAGGAGGTGAAACAAAAGCAATCGTAACTAATTCTGGAGCCTATGCAGGATCTGGATTACCCTCAGTTGGTGTAATCGTTGTAACGAGTTTAGACGGTACTTCAATCCCTACAGCAGCCGTAACCGATGGGTGTAAAGTATTTGTATACGGTTCTCAATACCAAAAAGGTCAAAGCATGGATGGCGCTTTTGCTGCTGGTGGAGCAAATCAAAGTCGTATATCTGTTGAGCCTCAATTAACTCAATTTTCTAACTCTCCTATTATATTAAGAAGCCAATACGTAGTAAATGGTTCTGATATGGCACAAATTGGATGGGTAGAAGTTGCAACTGAAGATGGAACGTCTGGATACTTATGGTATTTAAAAGCTGAATCTGAAACAAGATTACGTTTTGAAGATTACCTAGAAATGAGTATGGTAGAAGCTGAATACAATCAAACACCGGCTGTACCAACAACTTCTCCAGGATCTGAAGGTTTGTTTGCTGCTATTCAATCTCGTGGAAATGTAGAAGTAGGATTTACTGCTGCTGCTGGACTTGATGAGTTTGATGCTATCTTAAAGAATTTAGATACTCAAGGAGCTATTGAAGAGAACATGTTATTTTTACAAAGACAAACATCT